TGTCTCTATTTTCCAAGAACAGCATGTCTTGAATGTTAGTTTCACTTTGCTGATTGTATGTTGGAGTGCTTGGAGTGTTTCCCTGTATTGAATCACCAGGTCCTATATACTTGTGCAACAGCACATCAGTACCGCCAACCTGGAACATTTCCCAGGCTGTTTTGTCTATGAATTTGTAATCATTGCCCTTTTCCGGACGATATAAACTGAGTCTTGGCATAGTATATGTATTTACCGTTTTCTAACAAAGGCATAAATAGTTATATGAGCCAAATAGATATTGAAAAACAAAAGGTTTTCGATTATGTGAAGGCCATGCTGGGCGACGGCATGATCGACGTAGAATTGGACCCTATACACTACGAAACAGCACTTACTAGGTCCTTGGGTGTATTTAGACAGCGTTCTGATAACAGTGTTGAGGAAAGTTACATAACTCTTAATCTTGAAAAGGACACCAACGAGTACATACTACCTAATGAAATACAGCAGGTTAGACAGATCTATAGAAGAAGCATAGGATCTAGGACAGGTAATGGAACAGGGGGTACAGTCTTTGAACCATTTAACCTTGCATACACAAACACATATTTGTTAAGTTCCACAAACATGGGCGGCTTGGCAACCTATGAATTATTTGCTGGCTATCAGGAACTGATAGGTAAAATGTTTGGTTCATTCATCAACTTTACTTGGAACCCGCAGAGCAAGAAACTAATTATTATGCAGCGTCCAAGAGGTCAGGAAGAAGTTTTGTTATGGGCATATAACGCAAAACCAGACTTTGTTATACTTCAAGATGTATATTCAGGACAGTGGATCAAGGATTACACCTTGGCAAACTGCAAGGTAATGCTAGGACAGGCACGTGAGAAGTTTGCTTCGATTGCAGGACCACAGGGTGGAACAGCACTTAACGGTGCAAGCATCAAGCAGGAGGGCTTTAATGATATTGAAAGACTCACAATGGAACTAGGCACACAGGTTGCAGGTGGCATAGGATACAGTTGGATTAACGGATAATGCGCATTTTAGAATTAATCACTGAAGAAGAACACGACGAAATTTTCAACGAAGTTGCCAAGATGGTTTGGGGTAGAGCCGCTCCTAGCGCAAGAGGTGGTAAGACTAAACTTCGCTTTAGATGTTCTGTAGGTCCTAGAGCAGGCAGACAGGTAAGCCATCCTTCAAAATGTGTTCAACAATACAATGTTGCTAGAGCTCAAAAAATGAAAACCACTCGTGCTAGAACTTCACCAACACAGGCACGAAGGCAGCAAAGAACCAAATCAATCAACACAGCAAGCGTTTTGGCAAGAAAACTTAATACAGGCAAGCCAGGACAGCCAAAACCCTTCTATTAAACACTTGACATATAATCTAAAGACGCTATAATATAACTTTAAAGGAGAGTTATATGATTATAGGCGTTTGCGGATTCATCGGTTGCGGTAAGGATACTGTAGCAGATTATCTAGTAAATTTTCATGAATTCCGTAGAGAAAGTTTTGCCGATACACTAAAGGATGCTGTTTCAGCAGTTTTTGGCTGGGATAGAACCATGCTCGAAGGAAGAACAAAAGAAGCGAGAGAATGGCGAGAACAGGTAGATCCTTGGTGGGCTGAAAGACTTGCTATGCCTACGCTAACTCCTAGATGGGTGCTGCAATATTGGGGTACAGAAGTATGCCGTAAGACTTTTCACGATGATATATGGATTGCTAGTTTGGAAAACAAACTAAGACAAAGCAAGGATAGTATTGTGGTTAGCGATGTGCGTTTTCCTAACGAAGTAAAAGCGATTAAAAATTTAGGTGGTAAAATTATTTGGGTAAAACGAGGACAACTGCCCGAATGGTACGATACTGCGCTTAGAGCAAACTCCGGAGAAAACTTTTACATACAGGAAATGAAACAACACAAAGTACATGCATCTGAATGGGCATGGGTAGGTACTGAGTTTGATAGCGAAATAGTTAATGATTCAACCATTGATGATCTATATAAAAAAGTACTATCAATAGTCAGCAATTAGGTCACCCTGCTTCCAAGTTATTCCTTCCTTACCTAGAATATTTGCACAATTAGCACAAACAGTTTTAAGATTACGGTGCCTACAATTGTTTAGATTTCCATCCACGTGAAATACTCTAAAAACTTCATTATACTTGGATTTAAATCCACACCTATCACACTTGGATTGTTTTCTGTATCCTGCCCTATACCACCTAGGTATTCCATGATTCACACCATTTGATAAACACACTTCGCAAAGGCTTCTATAATAAGTTTTGTTGCCTTTCTTGTAATTTACTGCTCTAGGTCGAATTCCGCATGTACATAAGGGTCTCATAACTGTATTTACACCTTTTTGACCCCTTTTTCACGGTGTATAACACGCCATTTTTCCATTTATATACTAAATACATTAGTAATACACACAAGTAATGATTTGATATTACATTACCAGGAGATAACGTAAATGGCACTAACATCACCCGGCGTTGAAGTTACGGTAATAGATGAGAGTTTTTATACACCTGCTGAACCAGGTACAACACCCCTTATCGTCGTAGCAACCGCACAAGATAAAACAAATGCTGCTGGAACAGGCATTGCTGAAGCAACTACATCAGCGAATGCAAACACAGCATTTAAAGTAACATCACAGAAAGAATTAGTAGATCTTTTTGGAGTACCAAACTTTGAAAAGACAGCAAGCAATACACCAATACACGGTAGCGAACTTAATGAGTATGGGCTATTAGCAGCATACAGTTTGCTAGGCGTTTCGAACGCAGCATTCGTTGTACGTGCAAATGTTGATCTTGCAGAACTAGAAAGTTCAACAGAGGCTCCGGGAGCGAATCCGGAGGACGGAACTTGGTGGATCAATACAAATGCAACCAGTTGGGGTATCCAGGAATGGAACGGCGCTGCAATTAGCACAACTGGCGGACAAAAATTTGCTAATAAGACACCAATCGTTTTAACAGACGACGACACAACTAAAATTGATTCAGGAACTGGTAAGCCACTAGGTTCAGTTGGGGCTATCGGTGATTACGCTGTAATATTTGAAACAGTAGATGGAAGCGGTTCGTTTAGTGCATCAAAAGAAACAGCAAGATTTTACTACAAATCAGTTGGAAATACTCAGGCTGGTGTGCCAGCAGGTACTTGGGTATTAGTAGGTAGCAGTGACTGGGCTGCAAGTCATCCAACAATCATTGGTGGTAGTGTATCGTCATTAACAGCAGGAACATTTACAATTAACGGAACTACAGCAACTATTACAGGCGGTGATACATTAGACGATTTAGTATCAACAATTAATGGTTTAGGTATTACTGGTGTAACTGCTAAGAATGTAAGTGACAAACTGTACCTTTACAGCAACGCTGTAACTGACACAGTTGGTGACTCTTCAAGAAGTAATGCAATTGTAATTGGAACAGCAAGTCCAGCAACAATTAATACTGAATTAGGTATTAATGCAGGAACTTATTATGGTCCAGAACTACAGCAGTCACCACACACAAGCGTTCCACAATGGAAGACAGCAGATTCAACACCACGTCCAACAGGAAGTGTGTGGATTAAAACAACAGAACCAAACAACGGTGCTCGTTGGAGAGCAAACAAATGGTCAGCAGCAACTACAAGTTGGGTGGCAGTAGATGCACCAATTTATGCTAATGGTCATGCTGCTCTTTACTATCTAGATAGAGCAGGCGGTGGTGCAAACTTATTGATCGACAATCTTTTTGTACAATCTAACTCCAATGAAAACACACTGTATGATTCAACTCCTTCAACTGCAACATTTAGAGTATGGCGCAGAGCAGCAAATGGCGCAACAGCAATCAAATCAGCGATTGTTGATGCAAGCACATTTACATCAGGAGACAATACATTTACAATTGCTGAGTCAATCAAAGGACAACTTGCACTAAACGCAGGTGTTTCAATTGAATGTACAGCAGCAAACAGTAATGCACTAACAGGTGCAGCAGGTGATGCTGAAAAGATTGCAGCAGCAATTAACTCAGCAGGCTTAACAAATGTTGAAGCAAGTGTAACAACAGATAATGAAATTGAAATCACTCACAGACTGGGTGGTGAGATTAGAATTACTGATGGAACAAATACACCGATTGCGTCGGCATTTACACCATACAACATTAACACACTTGCAGGAACTGCAAACTTCTACACAGCACCAGCAGGCGCTGATGATGATTACATTGCAAGTAACTGGCAACCATTGGCTGCTAGTAACTTCTACGCAAGTGCTGATAATCCACAGGCAGAACCAAACGACGGACAACTTTGGTACAACCCATCATTCGGTGAAGTTGATATCATGATCCACAATGGTACTACTTGGGTAGGTTACCAAAACTACAATGTTGCTTACGCAAACTGCTCACCAGCAGGTCCAATTGTGAGTGCTACTGCACCAGCAAAAGACACTGGTCAGTCAGATGGAACAGCACTAGTGGATGGTGATCTTTGGGTATCCACAGCAGATTTAGAAAACTTCCCAACAGTATATCGTTGGAACGGTACTACTGAAGAATGGGTACAGTTGGATAAAACAGATCAAACAACAGAAGAAGGCATCCTATTTGCAGATGCACGTTATGGACTAAGCGGTGCTACTGGTAACACAGAAGCAACTATCAAGGATCTATTAACAAGCAATTACCTAGATCCAGACGCTCCAGATCCAGACCTGTATCCACAAGGAATGCTATTATGGAACCTACGCAGAAGTGGCGGTAATGTTAAGCGTTATGCTAACAACTACATCGACACTACAGCAGATAATCCACGCTTCAATAATAACGAAGCGATGACAAGTTATGCAACTGATCGTTGGGTAACTGAATCAGGCAACCAAGAAGACGGTTCTGGTTCATTTGGTAGAAAGGCGCAGAGACAGGTTGTGGTTCAAGCAATGAAATCTACTATTGATACAAGTGATCAAATTAGAGATGAAGAGCGCAGAAACTTCAACTTAATTGCTGCACCAGGATATACAGAAGTAATGAGCAACCTAGTTAATCTTAACATTGACAGAGGCCTAACAGCATTTGTTATTGGTGACACACCATTAAGATTAGCGGCAGATGCAACTACACTAACAAACTATGGTTCAAATGCTAATCTAGTTACTGACAACAGTGACGATGGAATAGTAACATACGATGAATACCTAGCAACGTTTTATCCAAATGGATTTACAACTGACCTAGGCGGCGCGAATGCAGTTGTTCCAGCATCACACATGATGATGAGAACTATAGCACTAAGTGACCAAGTATCGTTTCCATGGTTTGCACCAGCAGGTACAAGACGTGGTGGAGTTTCAAATGCAACAGCAGTGGGATACATTGATGCTGCTACAGGAGAATTCCAAACAGTTGCACTGAACGAAGGTCAAAGAGATACGTTGTACGATCTAAAGATTAACCCAATTACATTCTTTAATGGAGTTGG